GAATCAGCCATCATGAGTTCCAACAAGTGGAACAAGGAAAGCAATGCGCTTTTCCTATGCGATTTATTATTGTGCAACCTGTGCCAGGACGTCCTGGCAACAGGGGTGCGACTAGAAGCAGTGTCTATTGATACAACGGCGACTGAATTAAATCAGTATGCTTGGTTGTTAGACATGTTCGGTCGTACCCCACAGGGAAATTTAGTAACGAAGGATGGTAATTCTCCGAAACCGGCTATTATGCTCTTCAGGAGCGTACTATTGGTCTTGTTTGAATCTATCCCAAAGTTGTTAGGTTTCCCACTTAGAGATCAGTTCCAATTTCTTGGGACCTTTTTATCATGGACATCAGCGGAATTCGTTCCTCATGCGAAATATCTCTGCGCATGGCCGATGTCAAAATATTTACATCAAGATGTGGTTTATCCACGTCCACCTACATTTAAAGGACATGCCTTTTGTTGTAATGGAGCAATTAAACGCGTACTTAAGGGTCGACTCGTCGCCCAGTCTGCTAAGAATGCCCATTTGTGGAATTCTTTTCTCCAAGGTATTAAGCGAGGTGCTGATACTGTTGATAAGTCTTTTGTCTCTCTCTCTTTTGAGAAACATAGTAAGATTTTGTCACAGTCTCCTATCCCAGCCAGTGTACTTTCTGAGGAATTCCCTCAAAAGGTTGAGAAATTTACAAGTTATTTTGATCGTTTTTGGTCAAATATCCCCCATGCTCAACCAAAATTATATGAGCCTTCCGCCAGTGCCTGTTCGGAATCAAAGAACAGTGAAGGTGGTGCTCGTGAGTATATCTTCCAAAAGTGGAAAGAGGACTTTCAAGTTGATAGTTTTAATGGATTGCCTATTACGGCATCTAACTTCTATCAAACGCTTGATATATTTCAAAAGGTAGAGAAGGATCTCAAGGTGAATACACTTGAGCCTCCCTCCGGCTGGAATGACGACTTTGAAGTCGAAGGTACGGACGGGTTGCCGATGGCCCCCAGTTCTTACAATTCTTCTGATTATCTTCCCTCTGACTACGATGTTGAGAATACACAACTCCTCCGTATGTATGAATCGCGACCTGGTGTCGTCAAGACTATTTTTGGTCTCCCCAAACCCGGTTTTAACTGGGCTTTAGGAAAGGCCAAAGAAGATCTAGGCCATATGACCGCTCGCGTTTCTGCTGTGCTCGAACCCTTAAAAGTTCGACTCATAACTAAAGGTAATGCTTTTCCATACTGGACTAGTAGGTTTGTTCAGAAGATGATGTGGAATTATCTCCAGAGGTTCCCGGGGTTTGCCTTAACTGGCCGACCCTTAGGTTCTGGTGATTTCTTTTCTATCCTCTCTCGCGAAAGTGATTTAGGTATTCAGGATTTTAATCTCTGGGTATCTGGTGACTATTCCGCCGCAACAGATAACTTATCTTTAGATGTTACTAAAGCATGTTTTGAATCTCTCCTTCGGACTCAAATCTGGAGCGAAGATATTAAAAATGTGGCACGTGCCGTACTATATGAACATGAAATTTCATATCCAAAAGGTAAAGGAATTATAACTCCTGAACCATTTCAACAGACTAATGGTCAGTTGATGGGTTCCACGGAGTCGTTCCCTATCTTATGTGTTATTAATTTATGTTGTTATTGGAGTGTTCTCGAGGAACATTTGGGTAGGAAGGTTAAGCCTATGAGCTTACCTGTTCTTGTAAATGGTGATGATATTCTTTTCCGTTGCTCGTCTGAATTCTACATTAAGTGGAAACAGAGGGTTTCAGAAGTTGGTTTTATCCTCTCACCAGGAAAGAATTACGTTCATGAGAAGTACTTTACAGTTAATTCTCAGTTATACTGCTATCATAAGTCTACTGGTGTCTTTCAAGATATCGGTTTTCTTAATTGTGGTCTTATCACTGGCCAATCAAAGGTCAGTGGTCGTAAATCTTCCTCTCTACTCCCTATATGGGACATCCATAATGAGGTTGTCCGTAAAGCAATAGATCCTCTTTTTGCTCAGCGGATGTTCATTCGTTATAATAAAAAACAACTTAATAAGTTGACTCAGATGTCGAAATCAACAACTTTCAATTGGTTCCTACCCTTCGCTCGCGGAGGACTGGGCCTTGATATTGTAGATCGCTCACTTTTACGTGTTACATCCTTTCAGAGACGTTTTGCAACGTTCCTTGAGAATAAGTATCTATCACTAGTGAGTGAAGGTGTTAATCCTGAAAATCGTTTAGGAGTTGTCGTTGACCCTAATCTCTTTGCAAAAGAGAAGAAAGGCCGCGAAATCTCTATTCGTAAATTTCATGGTGTTCCAAAACTTGTTGCCATCCCTCGGGTTGGTGCCTTGAATAAGACCCAGGAACTCTATACTGCTCCACAGCCTGAAAGCCTCTTGCTTTCTCGTTCTCGAGCTCGTATTGAGAAGGAAACGCTTATCACATCTTTTGATTCTCCTACTCTTGTAGCGAGATTTCCGAGTGATTTAATGAAGGAATTTCGAAGTAATATGTCCAATTATAAACAGATGGGAGATGATGATCTTTTCCATTTCCCTTATAGGACTATTATTGAGAAGTAAATCTGGGGTTAATACTTTATTACCCAAAACGGTGAGACACTGCGTCTCTTAAAACTTCCGTGCTAAAGCGCCTACAGCGTAAATGCCGACAGACTACACGGGTAAAATAAAATTTGTATTAATGTATAGTCGCGGTCCTCATGCCGGGATCCCATACACATGAGAAATAAACTTAATCTTCAAACTAAAGTTATGCCTGCAAAGAATGCTGTGCAACCTAATCCAAAGAAAAATAAAAAGAACAAGAGACGGAATAAGCCGTCAATCAAGAGTATCACCCTCGATAAACGTTTAACTGCGGCTGGCCGCGAGTACTTAAAATGTGCTCTCGCCTCCCCTGACTTCTCTGTTTCATCCTTTAGTGGTATTCCTGACTCTTACTCCGGTAGAGTTGTTACTAAAAGATATGAGACAACCGTCCCTCTTGCAGGGCTTGGTACTGCTGGACAAGATTTATATCTTTATTCTAGCAATGTGCCCGGTATCGCTTACTTTTATTCATCTCGAGCTGCTGGAACTGTTGTTCCTATGACTCTTGTTCCTGTCAGATATCCTGACACTGTATCCTTAATGCCCGGCCTTTATGCCGATGCTAACTTTAGCGCATTTCGTTTTGCTGCATCTCAACTTGAGATTGTACCCCTTGTTAATCAATTTAACTGGACAGGTTCTATCCAACTGTTTAGAGGTTACCTCCGAACAGCTGATGTGAACGTCGCAGTTACTGGTACAACTGGTGGTACAAGCATCCGGAAACAACTAATTGGTGATGACTTCATTAACGGAGTTAAACCCGAAGCCGTTTGTCCCTTTATTGAGGGTGCCTATAGTGTTGCTAGGAACACCGACTCTAATTATAGCTTTCAACCTATTGATCCTGCAATGTATTTCAACGATTTGTATGAAACTACTGTTGCCGGTCCTGGTCAAGGAAGCTTCCTAACCACTTCTGGGCAAGCTATTCAGATGCCTGGTTGGGGTACTATGGAGACTATCTGTTATAAGATACCTGCATTCAGTACTACAGGAAATGTTGGAGTGCTTCGTGCTTGGGCTTGCGTAGAGTACCAGGTTCCATCAACGTCGGCTCTGTATGATTATTCACACATGTCACCGGCCCATGATCCCCTGGCTCTCGAGCTCTTGCTAGCATTTACAAAAGTTATGCCACCTTGTGTGAGCTATAAGGACAATGCCAACTTCTGGCAAAGTTTTCTAAATTGGTTGGACCGTGTTGGTCCAGCAATAACAACTGCAGCGGGTGGCGTTCGTCAGATCTCTGATGCCGCAGCCTCTATAGTCTTTTAACTTTAATAATGAAATAACAAATCGTTTCGAAAATTCGAGATCTGTTCCCTTCTTCATCATTACTCCTTAAACTAATTCCTCCTTGGAGGTGGTGTAATATAATATGTTGACGTGGTAGGTCCGTCTGGTGTCTTGATCTGTCGAGGCAATTTTCGAAGGTTGTATTGTACAACCCGTAGAGCCC